ACCGTGCTTCTAGTTTTAAAAGTCCTTGTCGGGTTCTGTTGTACAGTGCTTCACTTGCAATCCCAGATTCTTTTTGTAAACGAGTGTTCATACGAATGACTCGTTCCATTTCCTGAAGAGTTTTATTAACTTCAGAAATGGCCTTTGCAATCTTTTTAGTCGGCGATGCACTTTCGTCCTTCTTATATTCGTGATATCTCATTTTACCTTCTACTATGTTTTCCAACTTATCCGCCGGTGTATTTAAATCTTTTTCGCCACGAGGAGTTAGTTGCATTCCTAGTTGGGTTGCAATACCCTTCTTACGTGTTTTATTTTTAGCAATATTACCTTGAAATGCCATTGGAATGTTATACCCCGCAACATCTCCGGTGGTGGATATTTCGTTTAATTCTTCTTCGATAACTTCTCGAATGTATTTTCTTAATTTATCTTCATTACTCATAAAGATTTAAGCTCCTTGAGGATTTCATATCCAATCAACATTGCGGTCATATGATTTTCCTTGATGACAACTGCCTGTTCAACTTTTTGCAATTGTGATACGACTTCGGTTAATTTAATACGAACAACTTTGTCGGATACTTTTTTTGAAAGTTTTGTAATTTCTTCTGCCAATCTACGACTTTCCGTCTGAGTATATGCTTTTAATTTCGATGTGTTTGAAATGTTATAAATATATTCTTGTAATAACTTCTTTTGTGCTTCATCTAATCCTTTATACTTTTCATTAAAACGTTCTATTAATATCTTATATGCTAAGAAACGAATATCATCATCTTGACTACGGATGATGTTTGCTAATTCAGTGTTCTCTTTAACTTGTCTATTTACCATTTTCCCAGATAAATGTTCTACAATAGTAAATTGACTCCCTGCCAATTCTTCTATTGTTGTAGAGTCATTTATACCATTTACAGCGGCATCGAAACTTTTATAGATGGATGCGTAAATCTTATATGACGGAATACGAGCTGCGAAAAATTCTTTGAGATCAAAGTTCTTCTTGATTTCCTTAATTAAATGATATTTTTGGGTATTCAATGCGTTTTGGTCTAAATTCTTTCGTTGTTCAGTAACCAACTTCAATAGCTGGAATGCCTTTTGTTCGGAAAGATTCTGAACATTGAAAAATGCACGATACAACATTAATTCTTTACCAAGTTCTTTCTTGGTATTGAAGAATTCACGCATGAGTTTGACGGCAATACCATCTTTCTTGTTTTCCATCACATCAGCAGTGATTTGACGGGCCAACAATTCAAACAATATTCCCGTGTTTCTTAACTTGTTATGCTTAATACTTGGTTTCATATAAAATATCCGCCAAAGTGAATAAAATACCACTCATATATTAAATAGTTGGTAATTTCTAGTTAATTAGTTTTCTAGGTCAGTGTCCAAAATATTTTGTTCACTCAATATGGTGTGTTTAGTCTCTTTTTGGGATTTTAATTGTTTAATAAGATTGGAAATTTCAGAGTTCTCTAATGCGAAAGCAGACTTTCTGGACGGCGTTCGACGTTGAATACGCCCTTTGAGTGCATCCATATTCTCTTTATGACCAAGTGGGTCACGCCCTCTTGGGTGACTATCCTGACCAAACGACATACCAGTGCGTGGTCTGCCCATCTTGGCTTCTTCTAATTCGTCTTCCCCTACTTCAGATTCGTCTTCCGTAGATGTATCGTCGAGTGACGCCAGTACTGCGTCAACAGAATCTAGTTTTTCTGGTTCCTCTGCTGCTTGAGGTTCTCCTTCTGGGGCCGGTTGTTCTGTACCGGGGGTAGGTTGTTCACCCGGTGTAGGTTGACCTTCTGGTTGTTGCGGTTGTGCTGCTTGTTGTGCAACTGCATCAACCTTTCCTGCCCACTCTACGTCTTTTGTGACTTTTTCTTGTTCTGCTTTTGCATCTTCCAGAGAAACATTTAATACGTTGTGATATACCCATTCACGCGATAAATACTTACTATCGGTAATATCTTTGGCCAATTGAATTTTTTCTTTCCAAAGATTAAGTTTTTCTTGTTCAAAAATGACCGAAGGCGATGACATTTCCAATTCAAAGTCAATCAACTCCTCGTCGGTAAACCCCTGAACATATAAATGAATGATGGCAATTTTGGTGAGTTCGGATACCATAATACGTTGAATACGTTCGATGGTACGTGCGAAACGAACGTCTTGTGCTGCCAACGATGCCTTTCCAGACAAGTCTTCTTCGTATCCAAGAAATGCTTTCGGTACTTTGAACGCAGCCATCATTTTATTACGGAGGTATTCGATGTCTTCTATTGCATTAAATTGAAGACCGGGAAGATTGGTAATATCAGTGCCACTATCCTTACCACGAACCGGAAGATAGAAGTCTTCGGTAATGTTCATCATATTATAACGAAGATTGTAATCACCGGTTTTTGGATCCATCAACGGAACTTTCTTCATACGGTCAATGATACGTTGCATATGTGTATCAATTTCCGCAGGTGGGATATTTCCAATATCGACCAACACCTTACGTTTATCTGGAGCACGCATGATACGATGAATTAACATTGCGTCTTCCATTAGTTGGAGTTGTTTCCATACGCGACGACCACCTTCAATCATTGCCTTACCATACGGAAGGAAGTTGGTATCGGAGAGAAGACGGAAATGTGCGACTTCATAGTTGTCAAATTCTTTCTTACCCAATGCTAAAAAGTCATTTTCAACCTTAAACTTTACAGAAAATGGATTGCCAGGGTCTTGTCCTTCAATACGAATCGTTTCGTAAACTGATAATGGAATGACGTTTACAACACCGTATTTTTCGTCGATGTCCAAAAATAAAAATAAATCTCCATACTTGACCATGTTTCTGACCCACGGCCAGAGATTGAATTCTACATTGAGAATATCATAGAACAAGTTATGGAGAATGTCTTGGATTTGTTCGTTTTTTGAGCGGATACTAAGTACTTGACCGAATTCATCTTTGACTGTAGATTCGTCGGCGTATATGTCCATTACCGATGAAACGATGGGGTCATTATCCATCATATCATAGTCACGGAACAGTTGTAGTCGTGACCCCTGGAATGCTGCAGCTGATTCGTATCGTCCATTAGTTGAACCATACCCACCCGTCATAGACGAATACACACGATGATAACGGTCAATTCCTCTACGATTAATAAAGGATTGTACGTTATCCGTGTCTGCAACTCTTAACTTCTTTCCGCCTACATTTCGGACAACTGTGTTTGTTGAAAACAGTTTCCGTAGACGACCAAATACACTAGTGTCTGCCATAACCCCTCACTTAAATGAGAACGGTGTCGAGTGCGGTAGCCAATGGCCAGCAATCGACATCTTTATTATCTTCTGCGATATCTTCTGCAACAAGTTTAAACTCTGCCACTTTACCTTTCAATACCATTTCCAGTAGACCCCATTGGTCCGTATTAAAAATAGTATATGGAGTAGAATTGAGCATTTCTGCTAGTTGCTTTAATTCCACATATACTTCTGCTAACTTCTTTTGGTCAGCTTCCTTGAGCTTTGGTGCGAGGTTTTCTAATACTGCTTCTACTCGCATCAACTGTACTCGTCGTGGAACTTGACTAGTGACTTCGTTGAGTAAATCTTTTAATTGTGCCATCTTATTTCTCCGAGTCTAATGCTTTACGCATTTTCTTAACATCTTGTGGTTTGGGTGCTGCGTTTATTGCTCCACCTGGTCCTACGAGTTGTTCATGTTTTTTCTTTTCAACATACTTCTTTAATAATGTATAGTAATTTGGTTTCTCTGTCAAGTGGGCAGCTGCTATTTTTGCTGTTTTTACTACATTCCCATTAGTGACATCTTGATGTTCCATTTCTACATTCATACCCATATGAAATTCTTCGGGACTAAACTTGTATCCCATCTTCTTCATAATAGCGTCTGATATCTTTCTAGAAACTACCATTTGCGACAGCTCCAGTATCTTGCTTTAGTACGCGGTCCAGGATTTGCACAATTATGTCTTGCTCTAAATGAACGGCGGCGCGCCGGATTAGACTTCTTAATTCTCATCGTCTTATCACCAAAATTGACCTTCTTAACATTTCCAGTACTTGGGTCTTTGACGAATACCTTAAACTTCTTTACGTCCCCACGCATTGGTTTTCCAAGTGGAACCTTACGACCGTGATATTCTGCTTCTTGTAATGGTTGACCATGTGCTCGCACAATTTCTGTAGCAAGACAACGTGGGCAATATTCTTCAATAATATCGTCTTCATTAATCGGTACGCAGTTGGGAACCATCTTACCACTCTTGTCTTTCATCCCAACTTGCTTATATCCTTCCCAACATGCTTCAGTCATTTGTTCCATATTATTTTCCAAGATATTTGTCACTTACAAATTTGTACTTTTTGGTTTCTGGATTATAGTGTATTGTGTCGGATGGGTTTCCTACATCACTCAAACCAAGTATCTTTACACCGCTACCGTCAATTGCATTGTGTCCAGCCGCAAATGCTTTTTCTGGAATACCCGTCAATCGTGTCATTTGCTGACCGGTAAATTCCGTTCCGTCACGGGCAGCTTTTTGTATTTGTGGATTTTTGTATGCTTGTTTTACCTTTTCTCCTGCAGCCCAACGAACTTTTTCTTTCATATTTTGTGGACTACCAAGAGGTTTACTAGGATCTATAGGCTTAGTTTTTGGGTTTCTATCTTTCGGGTCTTTTTGACCCATGTTCATATCCACCTTTTGTAGACGACCATTGACAGTTTTTGCAACAACCTTACCTTGGTCATTTGCCCATCTACCAAATCCAATACTGGTTAGTCCTTGTTTACGCGCTTGGTCCGCTGCGGAGTTTGCCTTTCCAGGTAAATAATCCGTAAGTTTTTCATCCAGAGATGATAATTCTTCATGTATGATTTCTTGAATGATACTGCGTAGTAATGAAATTTTCATATTATTCGTCCTTTTTCTTGAAGGTTGGAACCATCTTTGGTTTTCCGCCTGGGTTACCAGCCTTCCGTTTTCTAGTGACTGCCGAACGTTTTTCACCTTTACTCATTGCGGCCGCAGAACGAGCGGGTCTACACTTGGGATACTTCGATGACCCACCTTTTCGTTCTTTCTTACCAGCAGAAGCTCCACACGGCGGATGCTTACCGGTTTTGGGGTCTTTACGTGAAATATCTACCCACTTCTGACGAATCCACTTCCCAAGTTCACCCTTGGTTTGGTACTTTTCGTCAAGGTCGATAGAAACTTCAACAAGTAAATCGGCAAATCGTATCATTACTTTCCCTTCTTCCATCCACCACCCATACTCTTATACTTCTTTGCTGCCCACAAGTTGGCATACGCAGATGGGTACACTTTGAACTTTGCCTTAGCTGCTGCTTTAGCTTTTGCCCATTTTTCTGGACTCGTTGGAGTATTACGTTCTAGGATATCACTGATACGAGTACTACGAACTGCTAGGTCTTTGGGGTCATCTGATGCAGTATTTGCTGTATCTTTTTGCGTATCATCAAAATCGCTTGTCGTGGCATCAAACCCACCCCAAGGATACGCTTCGTACAAATCAGAAAAAAAATCTTTATAATTCATTTTACTTTAAGAACTTCAACTTATAGATGGTTGAAGAAATCAATCCAGAAATTTCGTCAATTGTGTTATTTAATTCACCGTCTTGTGGAAGTTGACCACGGATTTCATCAACAAACTTTTGAAGTCCCATAAAATAACTGACGGTAGAATCGTCTTCAAGAATGGTATTACTTGGCTTATATCCTTTCAAAATACCGTAACGACCTTGATATGATTCTACATACGTGTCAATCAAGTCTACGATATCTTCATAGTACCCTTGTAATGCCTTGTGTTGTGCATAGGATGGGGTTTGGAGATGAAAAATATGTGCTTGTTCTCTACTGGATAGGAGAATAGAGATGAACTTGACCACGGGTTCCATTATTCTTTTCCTTCCTTCTTTTGTGAATGGTATCCCTTCTTCTTCATCCAATGTGCAAGTGCCCAAGGATTATCAATTTCCTTGTGCTTCTTCATCGCAAGAACAGTCTTTTCCCAACCTTCGGGTGCTGCTTCATTGATTTCTTTCATTGCTTCCAAGTCCTTATCTACTGGCATATCGGTCTTTTCTTGACCGTATTCATGATAACCAGTATTTGCTTGGTCAAGGTTATTTTCTGCAACTGCAATGTGGTCTTGAATCCATGCTGGAATGTCTTTTTCTTGCATTCCAAGTTTACCCTTTAATTCGGTAGCATGTTTAATAATAGAATCAAGTGTCTTAGTTGCCATCGATACTTCGTGGTCTTCGTTTTCATTTACTGATTCATCTTTCTTTGCACGAAGTGCTGCTAAATCACTACCTTCAATTTCACCGTCCTTGTCAACGTCAAGTTTCTTTTGACCAGCAGTCAATTCTTCGTACTGTGCAAGAAGTTCATCAACCTTCTTTTCTTGTTCTGGTTCCATCTGCATTTCCTTGAGTTTCTTCAAAGTCTGTGCAAGACGGGCACGCTTTCCAAGTTTACCACCCTTTTCTGCTGCAGCGGCTAGCTTGCCAGCTGGGATAGGTTCGTCTTGTGGTACACCGAGTTGCTTGTGAAGTGCACCTGGCTTTTCAATTGCCTTTTGTATCCACTTTTCTTCTTCCTTAAGTGGTTGTAAATTAACGAGTCCTGATAACTTAATCATATTATTCTCCAACTTCGGTGTAGAAAAGTCTGTGGTTTTCTTACTTGTTTGTGATGCTTGATATTGTTTATACAACCTGCGTTTTGCCATTATGTACTTGTCATTTTTGTCAACTTTACCATCGTTGTTGACATCGGCATCCTCAGAACCCGGTGGGTCGTGACGAGTATGCGGTTTATGATATTCAAAATTAAAAAAACTTTTGTATTTCATTATTTTTTCTTTTTGTCGTCACTTTTGGTTGATCCGACCTGTCTAAATGCAGCTGCTGAAGCGGACGCCCATAAATAATCCTTCCAGTCATCACCATACTTTTTACGGAACTTACTGACCTTCTTTTCATCCCGCATCATTGCGTCACCAATCTTTTTACGGAGATTGATTTGTGATTTTGTCATTTTACGAGCAGCATTTCTATTATATGGTTGTGGTACCGACTTTTCATCAAGACACCCCTCACCTTCGCAGATTTCTTCGTGAGTACTGTCTTGCTTGGTCATATTAGTTAACTCTTGACGAACGAGTTCACGGATCATATTCTTAAATTCTTCTATTTTCATACGTTACCCCAAAAAATAGTATATAAAGAGACTACTATATAAGTATTACGTATTTACAGCAACCACTGTAAATTTTCCTTTTCTTGACCAATTTGCATTTCATATGGGTTTTTTACCAAATTATTGTTAGTATACACCATAGCATTTGTCTGATATTTTGTTCTATCTAAGGCAATTTTCGTTAATTCTATACCTTCTTGACGTAATCTGAGGGCGGTGTCTCGTACCCATAGTCCAATACACAACGCAAGTACTAAGTCGTCGTTATATCCACCTAGTGCTTCTGGACGCCCATTCTTCCAAATAAACGTTTCCAGTTCTGCAATCATCCGACTGGACCGAATCGTGAACGAGTTATCCAACATATATTCCTTTAATCTTGCGATAATCAGTGGTCTGGTTCTTTGGGAAATCATAAAACCTGGTACCAAAGACGTATTTTTGTCTTCCTTTAAGTACTTTCTACTGAGTTGGTGTTCTACGTCCACATACTGTAAATCTCTGGACATATAAAAGAGATTACGATAATTACGGTCAATAATCTGTTGGATTGCGTTCCATCCGATAGAACTATTATCTGGAATGAGTAGGGCATCATTGTACTGCGTTGCTATCGACACTAACATATTTCCAAACTGTTTAGTTTCTACCTTTCCTTTATATTCTGCGACTTGGGTAGACGTTTCAATATCAATTACGTGGAAGGTGGAATAGTCCTCACCATCGCCTCGGGCAACGTCGGCGCAAACGATATAAGACTTAGATGGAGATGGGTATTCCCAAACCCAGAGGTTTCCATCAAATCCTTCCTTGGATATTGGGTCTTGTACATAGGTAGACTTATAAAATTCTAGAATTTCTGCGGGAATGACCGTATTACCCGAGAAGATGAATGACGCATCATGTTCTTGAATAGCTTGCATCTCACCCATTAATTCCGTTTGACGATCACGCCATGTTTGGTCACGTTCTGGATGAACTCTCCAATCCAGTAGAATTGGATTGAAGTTATTGGTCTTGGTTTCCGCTTGTTGCCACATCTTGTGGAAGAAGTTACCGACACCATTTGGAGTAGAAAGTAGGATTGCTTTACCACCCGTTGATAACGTACTGGATGCTGCGGTCCAGATAATGTCTGCGTTGTCAATAAACGCCGCTTCGTCAAGAATCAATAATGAAAGTGCTTCAGAACGTCCTGCGTCCGGTGACGATGCAACTGCCTTAATCTGTGACCCGTTGGCAAACTGTAGGGACAGTTTGTTATTGGTTATAATGGACCCCCGTAACCAAACTGGAAGGTTGTCGTGCATGAACTTGACCTTGGTGACCAAGTTTTTTGCGGTTTCCTGCTTGGTTGCAATAACAAGGATGTTTTTGTCTTTGTGAAATAACATCAACCACAGTGCGTATCCTGCAACTAACGTTGAAATACCAATTTGCCGACCTTTTAGTACGATATTATAGTCGTGACCTTCAAAATCTTTCAACGCATTTTTCTGGTAGTGATATAAGTCAAACAACACCCGACCACGAATCGGGTGTTGAATATATGAATACCTACTAAGAAAATAATCGGGATTTACCGCACACTTTTTAAACTCTTCTTTGATTTTTTCACGTAACTGTTGCGCCGTAGCGTTCATAATGACCTCTTAGAAGACAAATACTTTTAATAAAATACCGACAACAGTACCCCCAACAAATGCTTGCTTTCTCGTAATGGTTGGGAACATTGGTGGTTTTGGTGGGGTTGGAATATTATTGACCACTCGTTGGAGACTATCGCGGGAAAGTGTTAAGAGTGTGATAGTTGAATCTTTGTTGACAACTGCATTGTTTAAATTTTCAATTGCGGTTACTTGTTTACTGATTGTTACGGACTGCTCATTAATGACTGAATCTTGTTTAGGTATAATTAAACGTGCCATTTCTGTTGAGTCCGTGATAGTCTCCTTTAACGAGTCCAACCCACCACGTAATACTGCTACTCTGGTTCGGGACAATAGAGCGTCCCGTTGTGCCACTTCTGCCTGTGCTATTGCAGCACGAGCGCTATTTTCTTGTATGGTAATTTCAGTTTTTAGACTGTCCGCATACTGTGATGCGAGTTCGGATTGTTCCTTGAATTCTCTCATTTGTGCTAGGTATGATTGTTCTTTTTTACTAAAGTAACTAGTATTAACAACCATTACTACCGCAAATGTTGCAAGTGCGGTCACTGCCATTTTAATAAATGGCATAAGAACTGTTAACGTTTCAGCCGTTAACTTCGTCGCTTCTAGAAACTTCTTGACCTTTGGTTTCATTTTCTTCTCCAGTACCATATTTTGTTATAACTTCGTTTAAGTAATTCTGTAAAGTTTCTATATCGTTTCTAATATCAGATTTTAACTTATCTATGTTAATATCCCATTTTTCCATCATTAGTACTGTTTTTTCATTTTCGTTCATAATAAGAAATTCTGGTTTACTGACTTCATCGTGGTATGATTGTAATTCCGCAATTTTATCTTGAACTTGCGAGATATAATTACGTAACATAATTTTACGTTCGTATTCTTCCCATTTTCCTTGACGACGAATTTCTGTTTCGTCTTTAATTACACAATCCATGCAATGTCCGCGAATACGCCAAAACTTGATGTCAAACCTATGATTCATCGGTTTAGTACAACGTGGGCACCACCAAGGAGTTTTAGCATCATCCAATTTAGTAACGGTTTGACGTATACCATTTTTAATAGTCCACTTTTTTCCGTGTATGTCTTCCCACACATCTCCTTCATTTCGTGTAGGTTCGGTTTCTCCCCTCCAACCAAATACTAATTTTTGGTCATCTTTTTTTAATTTTTCTGCAACTTTACGACGAACATCATTTAATGCATCTTGATTTTTGAACATATAACCTCACGTTTTTGCGAATCGTTGTGCCGAATCTTGTTTATTATAATACCGTATAACTCCCTTACTATTTTTTGCTCCAAACTTATCACCTGCAGGCCATGTTTCACCAGGTTGGTATTGTCCCGCATCGGTTGGTCGTTTTGTATCTACCGTCTTTTTTTTCTTTGGTTTTGGAGGTTCTACTGGTTTTCCATGTGTAGCGGTAATCTTCTTTTCTTCTTCAGATTTAGTAGTTGTCTTCACAATCTTGTCAAAGATATCTTTGTCAAATTTTCCATATATCTTAGTAAAGATTTCTTGTTTGACTTCATCGGTAATATTTGGATTACCAAATATTGCTCGTACTTGTGTACCACTGATATTTTTTCCATCAATATCTAATTGCATTTCTGGGGCAACAATAAAATATCCCTTTTCTGCATATCCAGATGTTGATGTTTCTGGGTCGTAGGGTGCAAAGTACTTACCACCTAAACGTTCTGCGTCCTTTTGACTGACCGCAGTAACGTAGGTTGTGTTGGGTGGTAATGATTGTAATATTTCTGTTGGTGCGTATGGGTTTTTAACTTGTACAATCATTTCTTCAGGAATATCAAACATTCTGGTCATAATTTGTTCTTTATCACCAAATCTAAACGGAGATTTACCAGCTTCGGTCTTATCACTGGTTGCGATAAAAACATTATCCCTTCCAAATCTTCTGACCATTTCTTGATAGATACTATAGTGACCCGAATGGAATGGTTGAAACCTTCCAGTAAAAATTGCAACCGTTCGTGGTTTTCCTTTTGGTTGTGGTGGAGCAACTGGTGGTTCTTCCGATGGCCGTACACCTTTGTCTGGTTCTGTTAATTCTGCCGCCCCTTTATCAAATTTAAGTGTTCCCAAAATTTGATTAACAGGAGCAAATGCACCAGTAAACTTATACGGTTTTCCGTTATAAATAAATACCATACCTTCGGATGGTACAACCTTATCAATACCAACAGATTCCAATCGTTCTATTTGAATTTGTAATGCGG